TACATCAGTCGTTTTTCAGGAGCTTCATCGGGGTTGGATTTAAAGTCCCATTCAATAACTGATCTGTCGATAATGAGTCGGTGTTGATTGAGGACGGGTTCAAGGGAGTCAATGATTCGATCTTCTTTTCTAACAGTTGCTCTGACTTCTTCAACATCAATTCGTTGATTTGTTTGTTGAAGATGTTTGCGGAACAACTCGCTAACAATGCCGTCACCAAAGTTAGTTTCAATGACAAGTTTAGATACTTCATACTTTTTACAACCTTTTAGAATGTCCAATAATGTTTTGTCTGAGTATCCATCTCGGTAAGCACGCATTTCATGCAAGTACAAGAAACCGTTTCGTTGTGAGAGATAAGCTGCAGTCGTTTCATCCGTGCCACGACCCGACGGGTCAATGCTGCAGATTGTTTCTTGGTAGGGATCCCAATCTCCTTGGAGCTGCATAGGACTGTAGAAATAGTCTCCAGGGAGCCCAACAATTGGGAGGTCTTTGATAACGTTTTGGGGGTCTGAGCACCATACAACGGATTCAGGGGCAGACTTAGGGTTAACACTGGTAACGACCAGATCAGCGCATTTAAGTGGAAATTTGTCAGCATCACTAAGACTTGTGTCAAGCATAAACTGCAACATAAAGTTGCTACGACCCATTGAAGCTTCACGTTCAATCAGGTCTTCATTATCAAACCTATCATCTGTTACATCCCATTTCTCTGCACCGTGTTCAAGGTCTTCGACCAGCTGAGGGGCTAGAAGGCCCTCGTAATTAGATGTCTTACGTGGATACCGTGCAGGCCAAACAAAGGGCTTGTAAGAGCGTTCTGCAAGCCTCTTATAGACCGTAAAGGTAGTCTGAGGTGTACCTAGGTACATGATTCGACTATCTTCTTTAGGAGTAAGGATAGATTCAGCCTCTGTACAGAGTTGAAGTAGTTTCTCACGCATCAATTCAGTCATTGAGTTACCAGGAACTTCAATGTCATCAAGGATCATAAGATCTGCACGACTACCGGTAAGCTGACCTGTAATACCCACTGATTTAACAGAAGGTGCTTGGTGAGGGGAACAATTAATATCAAAGGATACCCTAGACCAGCGAGAGTCATCTGATTTAGGGCGCATATGGGAGAGCCAAGGTGTTTCAATGATTAATTTCTGTAGGAAGATTGACATGTTATCTGCCCGTTCTTTAGAGGCAGAGATAATCATTATCTTTTTCTCAGCATTGTTAAACAAAGTCCAAAGCACAAAAGCACCAGTAATCCAGGATTTGCCAACACCTCGGAAGGCTTGGATTTGTAAACGCTTGGGACCGTGTTGTAAGTAGTCAGCAATGGCATATTGTGCGCGGGTTGGGTTAGGCAGATCAAGCTGCGCCCACAGAGCTTGCAGGAACAGCTTGAAATCATCTTTAAGTAGTTCTAGGGTGTTCATAAGTTAAAAGCCAAACAATATTGCACCACCCACAGCTTTAAGACCACCAAGAACTTGTTTACCAGCGTATTCAAGTTCGTTAAGGGGGTCAGTTACAACCTTTTCAATAAAATCAGAAGAACGCATAGGATCAGGTTTGCCTTGTGCAATAGCTTGCTGCCTTGAAATTTCAGCACTTTCTTGCATTTGCTGATTAATCCTAGCAGTACGCTCTTTATCTTGTACTTGCTGTAAAGTTCCAACATAGCCCTCTCCTGTTGCACCTTCTAAAATGGCATCAGCTAGTTGATAACCACCAACTGCACCAGCAGCTGGTCCTAAAACACTACCTGCAGCAGCAGCGCCAGGTATTTTTGATAAAAGCGGTGCAGCCAAACGACCACCTTGTTCAACTAATGCACCGCTAACTGCACCACCAAGTGTTTGTACAAGAGCTTCTTTAGGTTTACCTTGAAATAAAGATTTAACAGCTTCAGGCTCAATAGATGTTGCAGCGCCAATTGATGCTCCAATTGGGTTTTTTCTAATATAATCAATAGCACCACTAATTGCAGCACCTACAGGATCTACATTAAACATCTGTGAACCTTGCATAGGCGGCAATCCTAATTTAGCCAAACCTTTGTTTACTTCACCCCTCATAATAGTAGCCTGGTCTGATGCCATAAATTCTTTAACTGCAGCTTCTCCATCATAAAGCATAGAACCAGCTTTAGCAAAAATTAATGGCAAAGGAGTTTTTCTTGTAGCCTTTTCAATTACACCAATACGTTCAGCTGATGTAGTAGGGTCAAGTATTTCAGGAAAACCTGCTTGTACAAATACATTACGTTGCTTTTGCACTTGTGGCGTAGCACTTGTTTCCGCAAATCGTTCCTGCTGTTGTAAGATAGAAGGAAGCAAAGCTTTAACTTGTTCTTCAGCGCTTGCTTG